CCGTATCGGCTCGGGCCGAGTGATCTCCTTCGTCGCGACGAGTCCGTCGAGCCCCGCTTCCCTCAGCCGTTCGTAGATCGTCTCCGATACGACCACGTCCCCGACCTCGTCCAGGCCGAGGTGGTACGTCTTGAAGTCGTGGACGCCTTGGCAGACCCAGCAGAGCATCGGCTGCGTCAGACGCCGGCCGAAGTGGATCAGGGTGTAGGTGCAGTTGCGGAGGTCGGGGTGATGGAGGCGGACGCCGCTCACGTTCGGACGGCGCCGTTCAGGATAGCGCCCTGTCGCTTGAGCCGCTGGATCAACTCGGCCTCGATCTTGTCTACGAGGTCCTGCCCGGTCACGTCGCCGTTGATGTTGATGATGACCTTCGGGTTATTCTCTGCGAACCGGAGGTCCTCACGGATCTTCCTGAGCTCGTCCCTCGCCTCGACGACCCGGTCCCGGAGCCGGTCGATCTTCTCGCCGAAGAAGGACTTGGTCAGGCGTTCCGCGGTGTCCCCGGCGAGTCCGGCGATCGTCTTGAGGGACTCGTTGACCTGCTCGATGAGTGCCGGTCCACCTTGCAGGAGAGCCTGTGCGAACGGGATGGCCTCCGGTCCCCCCGCGGCGATCTGCCCCAGCAGCCCCTTGGATGCGCCTTGACGCTTGAGCGCATTGAGAACGTCGGCGAACTGTTGAGCTCCAGCGGCTTGACTGGCAGCGAATGCACTGATTGATTCGGGGGTCGGGGGTGCTTCCGCTGAGCCGAACGCACCCGAGATATCCGAGAACCCACCGAATCCGCTGCGGATAGCGTTTCGGAAGGATGAGGCGGCGTCCAGGACCTTCTGAAGCACCTTGGTCGCGGCATCCACGGCCTTCTGCGCGTTCTTCTCCAGCCCCTCGATCAGACCGAGGATCATGTCGGAGCCGAGTTCCATCATCTTCTTCGACGGGGACCCGGCCTTAGCGGCATCTCGTCCTGCTTGGATCGCATCTTGTACGGCCTTCGCGACCGCCGTATTCAGTTCGGGCGCGTGCTGAGCGATGCCGAGGATCGAGCCGGACATCATCGAAGCGCCGATACCCTGCCCGCCCGCCTTCGCCGGTCCCTTGGCGGCGTTGGTTATCTCCTTGAACTTCCGCTCGGTGAGGTCCTGGAGGGTCTTCGCGTCCTTCTCGATCTGCCTCTTGCCCGCCTCGCCGGCCTGCGCCCAAGCGTCTCGCTGGTTCGCGGGCAGGGCCAGGAGTGCTCGCTTCTGCGCGTTGGAGATCGAGTCGTCACCCGCGATCTCGGCGAGGGTCCGCTGCTCGCGGCGTGCGATCGTGATCGCCAGCTTCAACGCTTTCTCAAGTTCCTTCGGCGTCGTGTCGAACGCATCGTTGAGGTTCTCGAACTCCCCGACCGTGACCTGGACCGATTCTTCGACCGCGTCAGAGAACTCCGCGAAGTTGTCCTTCGCCAAGCCGAACTGCTGAGCCCGCTTCGATGCATTCTCCTCCTGCTTCGCCAACCTCTCCAGCGTCGGGGGGAGTCCCTCCAGCTTCTTCTGGAGTCCGGGGACCTCTAGGGCGATGCCGGCGAGTCCGTGGCCGAGTTCGACGGCGAAGGTCGGGTCGGCACCGGTCGCCATCTTGTTGATGAGGTAGGCCAGGCCGGCGAGGTCGGCGGTGGCGAGGATAGCGACCCCTCCGCCGAGGGCTACGAGGCTCCCGGCGACGTTCCCGATCCCACTCGCGATCGACGATGCCCCTACCGCTTCGAGGCCGAGGGCGATCTGGAAGAGCAGTCCCGGTAGGAACTTGACCGCGGCGAACCCGATGCCAGCGGCGACGACGAGATCGAGATGGTCGGCGGCGAGCTTGAGGACGTTGACGAGCGGCTTCGCGAGGTCCAGGAGCTTCTGGAGGATCGGAACGACCGCTTGCCCAACCGTCTCCTTGATGTCGTCGAACTTCGCCGCGGCGATATCCAACTGACCGGGGAGCGTCTTCCCGTAGGCTTCGGCGAGACCGCCGACCTTCTTCTCGAGCAGGTCCTGGATCGAGTTGAAGTCTTTCGCTACGTTCCCCGTCGCCTTGAAGTTGATACCGAGGGTCTTGAGCGCCTTCGCGTTGCCGAGCGTCGCCTTGCCGAGCTTGTCGGCCGCGGACTCGGCGTCGATCCCGGTCGCACGGGCGTAGTCGAGGATGAGCGGGTTGAGCGTCTGGATCTGGTCGGCCGTCAGCCGGAACCGCCCGAGCAGCGCGTCGGCGCGGAGTATCTCCTCGTCCTGTACTCCCGTGAGGGCTTGGAGCGTGTCCGCCTGGTCTTCGAACGCCTGGACCGAGGCGCCGACCAGTTGCGGCGAGTTCGAGATCGTGTTCTGGAGCTTGAGCAGCGCGTCCTCGTGGTCGTTGTAGGCCTCGACGGAATCGGCGACGAACTTGACCACCGCCACCGCGGCGACCGCCATGCCCACCTTCGCGATCGCACCGAACTTCGAGGTGGTCGTCCCGGCCTTGGCTATGCCGGATTGGAACTGGCTGGTGTTCGCGGTGACGAGGACAACGAGCTCAGAGACTGTTGCCATCTGCCTCCCTCATCTCACCGCGGAGCACGGCTTCGAGCTGCATCGCGTTCTTCGCTTCGGAGTAGGAGTCCGGACTGTCGTCCCACTCCAACAGCGGCTTGACCTTGCCCTGTCCCGCCGACACCGAGGCGAGCGCCGAGATCATCCAGTCGAGCCGTTCGTGCAGCGTGACCGGACCGAAGACGCGCTCGAACCCGGCCCACTCCGCGAGGTGGTAGGCCGGAACGTCATCGAGCTCGGCCGGGAGCCGGCCCAGGGCGAGGGCTAACCGGAACCGCCGGTATCGGCCTGGGCTTGCTCGAAACCCTCGGCGAGCTTCTCCTCGTCCTCCGTGGACATGCCGCACAGCCGCCGGCAGACGTCCCACAGACGGTCGATGATCAAAGCGTCCTTCTCACCGAGGAGGTCCGCATCGGCGTCGGCGAACTCCCGCTCCCCCTGCTCGTTGACGATGCACCGCACGACCAGAGATGCGCGGACGTTGCTGAACTTCCGCTTAGGACGTACCTGCCCGTTCGGCGACGTTTCGACCATCGCTTGCTCGTAGTCGTCCCGTTCGGCCGACGTGAGCCCACGCAGGATGACCTTCCCACCCCACTCGGGGACGTCAACCGTCTCGAGCGGGATGGATGTCGCGAGGATCTCCTCTTTACTGAGCATGCGCCTCCTGACCAGGCTTAGCTAGGTGTGACCGTTGAGACTCCAGGCGTCACGATCTTCAGCGTGATGTGGGCTTCCATCGCGCCGCCGTCCGTCGCCTCGACCTCCCACTGGCTCGTGATCGCCGGGAAGCGGTACGCCGAGGCCCAGTTCGGATGCTGGAGCTCGTAGTACCGGATCGCGACGGCCACCGAGTCGTAGTCGGCCTTCATGTTCGTGTGCGTCGTGACCGTCGGGTCCCACATGACCGTGAGCGTGACCTCGGAACCCTCCTGCCGTCCGGGAAGGAAGTCCGACCACGCATCGCCATGCGCCGACACGTCGATCAGGGCACGGCTCGAGCCGACCGCGGTGACCGTGCCGATCTGCGTGACGGTGTTGTAGGTACCCGTCGCCACGCCGGTCGCCGCGTTCTGCTTGAGGAATCCCTGGAAACCTGCTTGCTTGGTCATCTACCCTCCTTCCTTAAGCGACGAACACTGCGGCCGTGACCGAGGTGATGAACGAGTTCGTCACCGCGACGGTGCCGTTGGACTGGAGATACCGGCGGACCGGGGCCAGCCGGATGAACCGCTCCGTGGCGTTGGTCACCGAGATGGTCAGGTCGGGGTTGTACGCCGTGGCCCCCGGCGCGTTCGACAGGCTCGAGGCGTCGTCGATCACGACCGTGTCCGGGGAGCCGCCGGCGTTCTTGACGTGCAGGATGTGGACCTTGTCGTAGTCCGCCGCCGCCGGCGTGAACGTGTCGGTCGCCGAGACCCCGGTGTAGGTCGGGACCACCCCGGCCTCCGTGACGGTCTGAACGGTGTAGGTTGCCATCTATCCTCCTCCTATCTCAGGATGCCTTGGAAGACCTTCGTCATCACCGAGAGGACCGGAGATCCGACTTCGTCGGAGATGAACGGTTGGGCCTCCATGTACCGCGTGCCGAACTGAACGAACCGGGCGTACGGAACCGCTGCTGTGACCTTGGCACCCTCCTCTGCCGATGAGACCTTGATCGAGTTACGTAGAGCTCCCGTGTCTACCGGAGCTCGTTGCCGCATATCGTTGGCGACTACCTGGGCGCCGGCTCGTTCGGCGATCTGTTCCCCAACCTCGGCCTCGCCCTCGAACCGAACGAACGTCGCCAACAGCTGCGGGAGCCCGAGGATCTCGGTCATCCCGTGGCCTTGGTTGGTTTCTTCGCCTTCGCGGGCTCGGGTTCGGGTTCGGGTTCGTCCGTGTCCTCATCCACGACGAACTCTTCCTTGTCGCCGTGGTACTCGTAGTGCCCGATCTTGTCCATCGCTACCCCTCCATCATCGGACCGGCCCTCGCCTGAACGGGCGCAGCGTCTCCTTGTTGTCCTGGGTCAGGAACAGCGTCGTGGGGAAGCCGACCGTCTCGACCGGGAAGCCTCCCTGAGACAGAGCCTGTCCGGCCTCGTCGGCGGTGTAAGCCCGTTTCACCATCTCGATGCAGACGGACTGGATCGCCTTGAACGCCTCGGAGGATTCGGCGTGACCGTGGGCGTAGGTCACGGTCGCTCCCATCGTCCACGCCGAACCGGGGGAGGCCACCGTCCCGGACCGGAGCCCTCGAGGGACGATGTAATAGTCCGTCGTCGCTACGCCGTTCACCAGCACCAAAGTAACCGCCGTGACCGGACGCTCGGGGAGTGAGAGGAACGACGACGCCGTGGGGTACACCGTGATGACGTCTCCCGTCACGGCCGAGAGCGTCTGGTTGTCGCAGTAGGAGCGGATCACCGCCGACGCTCGGTGAGCGAGCGCCTGGAGGCGTGAGAGGTCGCTCGGGATCGACATCCCGGAGAACTCGCATATCTCCGTCGCGGTGGCGAACGGCCCGGCCATCCGATCAGGTGCCTGCTGAGGTCAACTGGAGCCACGTCGTCGTCCCACTGACGACGGTGCTCCCGACCCCCGGAGCGGTCGGTGTTCCTGCCGCAGACGTGCCGGCTACGGTGCAGATGTAGACGATCCGGGTAGCCGGGATGTCGACGTAGTCGCCAAGCGTGTTCGCAACGGCACCGGGCCAGTCGATCGCTTTCAGGGCCCGACCGAGGTAGTCCGTCGTCGATGTGGTCAGGCGTCCGCTGAAGTCGGTCGCCGTGGTACCGGGGTTCAGGATGCGCCGGAGCAGATGGTCCCTGCGGAATGTCGTGGTTGCCATCAGCCCTCCCTGAGGGTTTCGATTAGATCAGCTTTACTCCCGGAAGTCGGCAGACCCTTGCTCGCGGCGAGCGCCTTGAGCTGGACGACCGTCCGGTCCTCGTAGTTCCCGGTGCCGAAATCCTCCTCGACCTCGGCCTCTTCCACTTCCGCTTCCGGGACATCCTCCAACTTCGCCTTGACCGCCTTGATCAGGTCTTCGTTGCCGGCGCCTTCCCACATGGCAAGGTCACGGTCGAGCTGCAGCCGCAGTCGTGCCGCTTCCTCTGGTGTTGGCTCCGGCGTCGGATCAGCCTGGACGGTTACTTCCTCGGCCATCCCTTCCTCCTTCCTGGGGGACAGGGGAGGGACCGGAGCCCCTCCCCCATCGGATGTCCCCGACTTACGTTGCGGTGAGCTCGATGACGCCGTTGTCCACGAGGCGCAGCGGCGTGAAGTAGCCCGCGTATGCGACCTGGACGCCGAGCACCGAAGGCTCGGTCACCTGGAGCGTTCCGACTCTCTGCTCGTAGACCTCCACTGCGGCGGTCGAGAACAGGAAGGCCTTGTTCGTGCCGAGGCCGGCCGACATGTACGTCGGGATCCCGGCGACGGCCCCGATCAGTCCCTGCGAGAAGTCGCCCGCGGACAGACCGTCTCCGGTCTG